TATACAGCTTTAGGCATTGATATGCATAGAGATGCACAGGAGCTTTTCGATCGCTTGAGTTCTTTTTCTACAAATATTTTGGAAGGAGATTACTCGGGGTATGATGTTTCTATGCCAATAGGTATAGGCCGTACGGTCAACCGATTAGTGTGTAGGCTTTTGGCAGAAACTAAGTACAATGATGAGGCCCTAACTGTGGTTTCTGGTATTCTTGGTGATCTGTTGTATCCCCATGTTTCCTTTATTGGTGAATCATTGTGTTTCCCCGGTTTACAACCATCTGGGAAATACGCAACAGCAGAAGATAACTCTCTTCGGAATCTGGTCATTCAGATGTATGTATGGTCTAAACAGGGCAACGAACTGTCAGAATTTTTTGATCATGTTTTGCCAGTTACATACGGCGATGATTTGTTGGCAGCTGTGAGAGACAAGCCGTCTTTCAATGCCGTTAGTTATGCTGTTACATGTGAACATGAAACAGGTCTTGGTTTTACAGCATCGGATAAAGGAGAGGTTACTACGGAGTACATTACTCCGAAGGATATGTCTTTTCTTAAACGTTCTTTTACAGTACATCCTACTTTAAAGAGGGTAGTTGCTCCGCTTGATCTTGATAGTATTTACAAGATGTTGGAATGGCGTTTACCATCCACTAGTGTGAGCGAAGAGACGCAGATGGAACAGACTTTGTGCTCTGCATTAAGAGAGTTATTTTTCCATGTTGATAAGCCGACTTTTGAAACAATTCGAGTCACTTTAGCTCAGATTTTGCAGGAGGCTTATGGAAATTACTCTTTCGAGATTGTGCAATATGACACAATACTTGAAGATTTATGTCCGCAATTTATGGTTGTAGGTGGAGGAAGACAACAAAGCACTGGAGAGATAGTTACCGAGTCGTGGGCAAGAACCGGTAATCTAGCCAGTGTTATCAACTTTAGAGTTGTAAAGCCCTATGCGGATGGTACATTTGGTCGTGTGCTATACCGCTCATCACAATGGCCAGCTTTTGAAAAAATGAGAGATACTATAATGGAGCTAGAATTAGAGCTCAAAACCCTTGATAGTGAGATGGAAGCCCTTTCCTCTCCAGTACGAGGAGCTACCTATCGGCAAATTAAGTGTATGCCACAATACAC